GGCGGCGGTCCGGTCTTCTCCCCGGATTTGAATCGTTGTGACTTCAGCCATTCTTCCGCTTCGACTCCTGCTTTTTCTTTTTTTCGATCATCCCTTGACGATGAGAGAAAATCCTTGTTTCAACCATAAGAAGAAACTCCCAAACCTCCGGGAGTTCCGCTCCATAAAGTCGCATAACCGCGAGCATATCCGACGCGGCGAGCGGTTCCGACGCGGATCGGCGTCCGGTCCAATCGAGTTGAGACCATAACTTGACGACGATCGAAGAAAGTCCTCCAAGCTTGAGGAGAGCTCTCGGGCATATCTCACAAGGAGGATCGTCTCCCCATTGAGAGAGCTCGGATTGACAGCACCAGTTCTCATTGAACGGAGTCCCTCTTTCGATTCCATGTCTCCGAGACGTTTCCGGATATTCGGCCCGATCCGTCTCGATATCGAGCCACCGATTCAGTTTCCCGCTTCGATCTTGAATTCATTGTTCCAAGTGTCCGCAAGTCGATTGACGACCGTCATACATAAGAAAGGATTCAAGTCGAGGAGCCGCTTTTTGTTCTCGCTTGTGCAAGGGAAGTCCGTTCCCTCGTTCTCGAGTCCGGTCCATGATTGGACGTTCTTCTCCCATATCCCTCGAACCCTTTTGATCGAATCTCCGGAGAGATTATTCAGTTCCTCGAATCTCGGTCGTCTGCAAATAAAAACGACGTCCGGAAGCTCTTCGAGAGTGATTTCGATATTTTCAGAAAATGCTTTTAAATCCATTTTTAAAATCCCCGATGATCTCCCCGACGACGGCGGAATCGTCGGGGAAGGCAATTGGAGCTCCGACCCGCCGTCTCCCTGAATTACGCGTTATCGTATTTAAGCTCGAAACGACTTTGATCCGTCGTCCCGGCCCCTTTTACGACCGTGAAAGAGACCGTCGAAGTCGCGACCAAATCTCCCCCGGTGACTCCCGTTACTCGACAATAAGGCATAAAGAACCGGATATATTGATCCGAGCCATTGTCGACTTGAATCCCAATCGCCATGAGGTCTTGGTCAACGAATCTCGACGCGGCTGAAAGCTGATTCGGTTGAGCATTCAGAGTGAATGATCCCGAAATCGAGACGTCGTTCCCGACGATATAAGCGGCGGACGGATAAACTGATCCGGTTAAGTCCTGAAGTCCGGGAGTTTGAATATCTCGATTGATCGTGATATCCGCGCTTTGAACCGTGACTTGATTTCCAGACGCGAAGAGAGATCCGGACGCGGTCCCGCTTGCCGCCATATAGACCTTGGAATTCTTCATCGAGATTGGACTCAATGTTGAAACCGAAGCGGCTGAGATGGTCGGGAGGATGACGTCGTCCGCATCAGTTGAGGACGGAGTCGCGGCGACGGTTACGACCGCCCCCGAAATCGATGAAACCGTCGTTGTTCCTCGGGAGGCTCCGGTCGAATTGTTGTAAACGATGACGGGCTCATTCGCGAAGAAGAGATTTGACGCGGTCGCTCCCGGGACTCCGGCGATCGACGGAGTGTTTATGGTGATATCATTCGTTGATACCGACGAGACGGTCGCTTGTCCGCCGTAATAAAGACGACTCGCAAGTGCGCTGACGTTATAAATGAGATTTCCATCTTTGGAGATCGTCGCCGTGAGTTCATTCAGGATCACTCCGGAAGCGGCGAACATGAAATTCTCGTCGGTCAATTGCCATGCGGACGAAGTATTGACCGAGTTCGCGAAATAATAAGCATATTCTCCAGAGGTTGACTGAGCTCCAAAAAATTTGAGAAGGAGATAATCCTCCGCAGGAGCGGAAGCCCCGTTCGGTTTTGCTAGAAAATTATAGTTCGTCGTCGCGTATTCGAGATAATTTGTCGACTGATCTTGTGTCAAGATTTGCGATCCAATCTCGGAAAACGTCGTCGTATTCGGTTGCTGATCCCATACGGGAGCGTCGGTCGTTGCGAAGCTTTGTTCGGTTGACCCATTTGACCCGGACGGAGCACTCGAGAGAGTCCCCGCCGTTGACTCGTCCACGAAAACGAGTTGAGTCGCTTTCTGACGTAGGACGTCGGTTGAAATTGCGGTTGCCATTGGAATGCTCCTTTATTTGGCTGTTTGAGGATCGTTCGACGCGACCGTATAGATCACTCCGAAATCCATGGTTATCACCCCGATTTCTCGATCTCCTTCAGTAAAGGAGACTTCCGTCGATGAGAGCTCGAGATCCGTCAGGAGCGCGTCGATCGACGTCGAATTTGCGACCGCCGTTTCGACTTCGGCGGATATAGTGTCAAGCGTATCGTCGAGGTTGCTCGTTGCTCGAGCGTATCCCTCGACCCGTACCGAAAGAGACCTCGACACAAGCCGAGCAGATCCCCCGAGATCCTGAATCGTGTCGCTCAAGCTTTCGGTCGTTGTGTAGATACATAGTCCCGGAAGCGATCCGGACTCGAGCGGATAAACTCGAGTTTGGAAGACGTTCGTCCCGGTTGTCGAAAGACCTGAACAAGCGGTTCCGAATGCTTCTCGGATTTGTTGTCGAACGTGGCTCATGAGCTCAATCTGACGGTCGTCATTCCTTGATTATCGGGCTCGACTTCCCGGATGGTGTAAGTCGTCGAGGAAATTAAAAGCGTGTCTCCTTGAGCAACATTCGGGACGTCAATCGTTCTCGCGATCGCGACCGGAGACGAGCTCTCGACCTCAACCGATCCACCGGGATCGGCGGCGAGATAATCGTTTGTAAGAATGACCGTGATCGATGACGAGCTTCCGGCGGAAGTGTCGGTGAAAGTCGCCGTTTCTCCGAAATCTTGGAGAAGATCGAGTCTCATTTTGTCGTTCTCGATCGACATGATTTAAGCTTTCTTTTTCCGGGTCTTCGGAGCCGGAGCGTCCGATTTTTCCAGACCGACGGAGCGATCCGAAGAAGCGGGAAGAGCTCTCCCGATCGAGATCAATTCGTTTGCGACCTCTTTGTCAAGATCGGCGGTCGTTCCTTCTTCATAATGGTTTCCCGCGACCGATACGTTTCCAGTAAATTTTATTTTCATTCTTTCCTCTTTGGATGGAGGGACCGGAGTCCCTCCGAGTTTCAACATCAAGTCGTCAAATCTTGAACAGCAGAAAAGGACTGAGCGTGTCGAACCTGAACGTCGTTATCTTGATAGATAACAATTCGAGTGACCGCCGCGCTTGACTGGCTATATGGATCGACGATGATATCGGTCCCGCCGAAAAGATTGATGATTAATTGACTGAAATCACCAAACATCAAAGCCGAGCAAACTCCGGACGAAGTTCCTTTCGTCAAGTTTGATGGGACTGAATTTGTGAAAGCGACCTTTTCAGATCCGAGCATCTCGTAAGGATGATCGTAAATGAACATGGCATTGGTCGCGGATGATTCGCGGAGCGTCGTCATCATCTTTGCTTTGACCTTTTTATTGGTCAGATAATAAGACGAATTTTCGTTGATGATCGCGTCATCAATCTCGACCTCTTTCATGACGTCGACAATCTTCGCGAACGTAGGAGCTCCCCCATTCGTTCCGATCGCGACTGAACCGATTCCCGTGGTTTGCAGGATTCCGGTTGGTTTTGAACTACCATCACCGTTTATTGCGGTTTGCTGAAGAAGTTGAGCGACTGCGGCGGAGAGATCATCAGCGACCCATTGATCGGTCGCAGGATCTCCCATCATCATCATTTCGCGAGAAACGTCGACGAAAGCGGTCATCGGAAAAGGAGAGAAACTCAATTGTCCAGTTGTAGGAGTTTGAGTTGATCCGGCTGATCCTTCGGAAACATAAGCGACGTTCGCTCCGGCGGAAACCTTCGGAATGGTGAATTTTGTCGAATACTCGAACATTCGAGTCCCAAGATCCGGGAGAATCATCTTCTCGCGGAGAGCGGCGACAAATTCAGATCCGAGATGATCGGTTGGGACGAATTGAGTTCCGGAGGTTGATCCGCCGGAAGTCAAAGCTCTCTTGCCCATCTCGCGAGCCTTGTTCTCGTTGTATCTCTTCCAGAAAACATCCGGGACGGAAAGTCCTCGGGTCTTTCCTCTCTTTTGAGCGATCTCATCGGAGAGCTCTTTTTCATAAGGAGCTTGGTTCCAATCTCCCAAAGCTTGAGCGTGACAAGCGCGGGTCAAGGAATATCTCTGATCGAATTCCTTTTCTTCGCGTTCGCTCATCTCGACGTTGTGAGCGGTCGGAAATGGGTTGTTCACCATCTCCTCAATCAAGACTCCTCGGAATTGCTCAACATTCAGACCGCGCTTGATCGCGTCGTCTCCGAGGTCTCGCTTTCCTGCTTTGATTGCGAGATCCATGATCTCGGAATTGTTCCGAGTGATCTCTTTTCTGATATCGTCTTCGGTTTTCACCGGAGCTTCTTGGACTTCAGTTGTCATTCTTTCCTTTCCATGTGAAAGATCGGTTGATTCTGAACGGTTGACTCCGACCGTGACGTCGGCGGGAATAGCGACCGCGCTTATTTCGCGAGGACTCCATTTCCGGACGACATGGACGGACCTTCCGTCGATTTCTTCCTCGGTCTTTTCCATGTGCATCGGGTAATAACCGACCGAGATGTTTTGAATAATTCCCTCTTGAATTTGTCGATAGATCCGATCGGCTCTTTCCGATTCTTTCGAAAACCGGAGAACGGCTCGGGACTTCCGATCCGCGTCAATCGATATCGACTCAACGACTCCGATCTGGGAATCGATCGAAGCGTCGTGATCTACCAAGACCGGAGCTCGTCCGGACTCGATGAAGCTTGT